TCGAAAACAAAAAGAAAATATATTTAGCCACAGACAATGATGAAGCAGGGAGAAAAGGTAAAGCTGAATTAATTAGAAGGTTTGGCGCAGAAAACTGTTTTCTTGTAGACTTAAACGATTGTAAAGATGCAAACGAATACTTGATTAAATATGGAAAAGATTCACTCAGAGAAGCTATTGTTTCTGCACCACAGTGTCCGCTAGAAAATGTTGTGACTGCAAAAGATGTCGCTGCAGACCTAGAAAGTTTTTATAAACATGGGCATCAGAAAGGTTTTGGTATTGGATTAAAAGAATTTGATAGCATATTTACAACCTATACAAAACAGTTTATTGTTGTGACTGGGTTTCCGTCTTCAGGAAAATCTGACTTTGTAGATCAAATGTGTGTTGGATACAATATGTTATATAATTGGAAGATTGCATATGCTTCAACAGAAAATTTTCCAGCATATCTTCATGTAGATAAAATTGTAAGAAAGTTTTATGGAAACAAACCTGATGAAAATCAAGTCAAACATGCTGAGTGGATGCAAACTGTAAATTATGTTGGTGATAATTTTTATCACATAAATTATGATGACGGATATGATTTGGAAAAAGTTCTAAAGAAGGGGGAAGAGCTTGTAAAAAGAAAAGGAATTCGTTGTTTAGTCATAGATCCGTACAACAAAGTAAGATTTAAAGATGGTAAAAATTTAAGCATTAATGATTACACTAATGAATATTTAAACAAAATTGACAACTTTTGTAAGAAGCATGATGTTCTAGTAATACTTGTGGCACACCCCACAAAACCAGAAAAGATTGATGGCAAATTGCAACCACCAACTTTTTATGATGTAAAGGGTGGAGGAGAATTTTACGACATGAGTCCTCATGGAATACTTGTTCACCGAGACAGAACAGAGGAGGGACTTCAAAATAATTCTGTAACGATAAAAGTATTAAAAGTAAAATTTGCAAACCTAGGGACAAATGATGCTTCGTGTAATTTTGTTTGGAATGTAAATAATGGCAGATACGATAGTGTTGTAGATGATGTGCCTGAATGGGATAATTCAAATTGGTTGAAGAATCAAAGAAATAAAGTAAAACAAACAGTTTTAATAGAAAAAGAATTAAATGAGATCAAAGAAAAAAGTTTCTGATCAAGTCAAATGTTTTACCCCTACAAAAAGAATGTATCAGGCTTCTAGTTATTGCTTAGAAAATAATATCAAAGCATACATAGTTCCAGTTGGTAAACAATGTAAAGTAGACTTAGATTTTAAAGGTAAAATAAAAAAAGGGGAAACATTTTACGATTCTCAAATAGAGGCCTCTATGGTAATTTGGCAACTATATGAGCATATTTTTAACAAATTAAAAAAAAATTCGTAAATTATGGGCGTATGAGTATAATAATTGAATATGTATGCATGTTAAAAGCACCTTAAATCTAGTAAAACAGTTTAATAAATCGTTTAGCGTGAAAGCAAACAAAAATCCAGGAGTTCTTTCTGAAGAGGAGTGGACGCTCAAAGCCAACCTCATGACGGAAGAACTTTCTGAATATATACAGGCTTGTAAGCAAGGAGACCTCGTTGAGGTTGCTGATGCTGTTGTTGACATGCAATACATATTGTCAGGTATTATTCTATCACATGGACTTGAAAATGTTTTTGAAGATCTTTTCAATGAAGTCCACGATTCGAATATGAGTAAACTTGAAAATGGAAAAGCATTAAGACGTGATGATGGTAAAGTTTTAAAGGGAAAAAATTATTTCAAACCAGACTTAAAAAATATTTTGTTAAAATGGATTTAGAAAAACAAATTAAAAAAATTGTAGGATACAAAACTTGGAGTTTAAAGAAAAAAGTAGATGAACTGCTTCGGATCGATCACGAAATGTATATGAATATCGGTTGTGATTCCACAAAAAAGGAAATACAAGAAGTTAAAAAAAGAAGCAGATCGATATATAGAGCGATAACACAAGTTAGTCCAAGAGATGGATATACGCTTGAAGCGCATATGATGGAGAAGGATTTAAGATTATAAATGAAAGCGGCTGATTTTTTAAACAATTATTTCAACGATGAACTTTCACCTTTATTAGATGAGGTGTATGAAGATTGTATGGATCAGTCACACAGTTCGGCAAAAAATAAAATTAATAAGCTTATATATAGGCTTCAAGAATTAAGAAGACATTTGCATGACAACAATGAATGAAGAGCAAAGAAAGTATGCTCTTGATCACTATGAGGCAGGGTTTACTAATAAAACTTTGCTCGCTAGAATGATCATTGAGAAATGGAACCTTGACATTCCAGTTGAAAAACTCAGGCGTTCACTATCATCATGGCTAAATAGGAACGCAATAAAAAAAGAAAACCCTGCTTTGGCAGAGGAATGCGAGACTGTAGGCATTGATCCAAATGATGTACGACATGCGTGGTACAAAGGGGAACATTGGAGTATAAATTTTAAACCAGGCTCTTCTGGACCTACTTTTGAGGAAATGTTAAAAGAACATATAGAAGATGTTAAACATCATACGTTCGATTATAAACCTATTGTCAGAACAAGATATCCTGATTCTTGCTTACTTGTTATTGATCCTGCTGATGTGCATATTGGCAAGTTAGCTAGAAGCTTCGAAACAGGGGAAGAATACAATAGTCAAATCGCAGTGCAACGAGTTAAAGACGGTGTACAAGGAATACTCGATAAAACAGCTGGATTTAATATAGATAAAATACTTTTTATAGCGGGTAATGATATTATGCATGTCGACACGCCAAAAAGAACGACTACATCTGGAACACCACAAGATACAGATGGGATGTGGTACGATAATTTTTTGTTAGCAAAAAGATTATATGTTGATGTCGTGGATCAACTGATGCAAGTAGCTGACGTTCATTTTATGTTCAATCCATCAAATCATGATTATCAAAGTGGTTTTTTCTTAGCCGACTCAATAAGCTCTTGGTTTAAAAAATGTGAAAACGTTTCTTTTGACATCAGCATTGCTCATAGAAAATACTATAAATATCACAACAATTTAATTGGAACAACACATGGAGATGGAGCTAAAGCCCAAGACCTCCCCTTACTTATGGCGCAAGAAGCGAAAAAAGAATGGTCTGAAGCAAAAAACAGATATGTATACATACATCACATACACCATAAAATGTCTAAAGATTTCATTGGAGTTACTGTTGAGGCATTACGATCTCCATCTGGAACAGATTCGTGGCACCATAGAAATGGGTATCAACACGCACCGAAAGCGGTTGAAGGATTTGTACATTCGAAAGATCATGGACAAATAGCTAGAATTACACACCTTTTCTAATGTTTGAAGTTGTATTTTTTCCGTTATATGGAGTTACAGTAGGAATCAACTACTGGAATACTACTATGGATCAGTGGCCTGACTGGATGGAAGACGATGAAGAAGAAGTACAACATATGGTACAAATATTTTGTTTTGTATTTGGTTTTTCTGTAATTTGGTATCGATGATATTCCTATCATTATTTTAGAAGTCTGATTATGGAGAGCACCTGGTAAAATACTGCCAGGTGTTTTTTTGTAAATTAGCTTCATGCTAAATAATAAAATTTATTGGAGTGAAGAGCCTACTGTCGAACAGGAAATATTAATGACAACATTTCTGAAAGACAAAGGATACGATAAATTACTTGAAAAACATCACATGTATATATTCATGAGCGAAAAACCCGAAGAAGTGTTTTTCAAACTATACAAGACTACGAGAGTGATGCATATGTCTAAAAAATATAATTTTTCAGTTGACCAGGTTATGGAATATTTGTTCGATTCCTTTGGTTTTTATCAGGAGCTCAGAGAAGTTTTGTATTGGAATAGCATAGGAGACTATAAAAAATATGTACCTTGTACAGGTGAAATCAAAACGATTAATGGTGTTGAAGCTGTAATCGAAAACGAATGTGTTTTTGCTAAAACAAAAAAAGAAGCAGAAATACTATTCCGAGATATAGGATATCACGATTTAATGTACGTTGTAGACATAGATCAATAATCTTCCATGAAAAAAAAATTCAAGCGGAATAAGCAAATAACCAGATCAACGAAAGTACAGTATCAAGGATTAAATTTTGCATCCAAATTAGAAATGCATATGTACAAGCTCCTGAAACAAGCAAAGATACCAGTAGAATACGAAGGTAAAACATTTTCATTAGTTGAGGGTTTTGATTTTACAAATGCAAGCTACGAGAAGACTCGAGTTAAAAAATACTTGCACGATAGAGGTAACAAGAATGTGCTACCAATCAAATATACGCCAGATTTTTTAGATATTCAGGACCCCCCTAGATTTATTATTGAATGCAAAGGTAATCCAAACGAAGCGTTTCCTATCCGCTGGAAGCTTTTTAAGCGGTATTTAATCAAGAATAACATCAAGGCTGACCTCTTTATGCCTAGAAACCAAAAAGATTGCGCAGAGGTCGTTAAAATAATTCAAGAATCAATTATCAATTAAAGTTTTTTTGATAGCATCATTCAGCCTGCGTTTTCGCAAAATCTTATCGGCGTTTTGTTTTGGCTTTCTGATTATCGGATCTTGTTTTTTCTGTTTACTCTCAACGTTTGGTACAGTAGTAAGGTAGTCTCTTTCTATTTTCCCTCGTAATATTCGATTAAAAGTGTTCAGGTCAGCCGAAGGAACAACAGTGTTTAGTAAAGTTGTGTAACTTAAAATATCCGCTGCTCTTTCACCATAATCACGCACGTATCTATCCTTACCTAAATTCATGTAAGGTGGAAATTTGTTTGTTTGTATATACTTAAGTGATTGATAAACGTCAATCATGTCCTGAGCCATCAAAGTATATAGTCCAGCATTGTTAAATATACCCTCCGCTACAGCAATATCGCTTATAGGACCTCTGTCTTCATCAAATATAGATCTAGCAAACGGACTGTAAACGTTTAACAAATCAGGGTCACCTCCTAATTCTGAAGATAAATTATTTATTGATGAATATATTAACTCTGACGCAACTTGAGGCACAGGTAAAGGTGACATACCATCAAACAAAGAAGTGCTAAATTCTTTTGCAATGTTTCTTTTATAGTTGTTTATAGAAAACTGGCTTTCTTTCATCCATTCATATCCTGATGCGCCAGCATAAGATTCATATATTTTAGCAGCTTTGTCAACTTCTTCATCCCATCCCAATAAACCAGCGATTTCGTCTTCCATACCTTTTGCAAAACCCATCGCAAACATTGGGCCTAGTGCTTTAAAAACACCTATCTCAATAGCAGCTGAAGCTAACCTTCTTCCTGCATTTGCCTTGTCTGTTGATGATGCAAAATCGTCAGATAAAATACTTAAATCATTTGCTATACCTACCTTCCTATTATTTTGAAATCTACCGAAAAGAAATAAAAAGTTTGCAAGCGTTTTTTTATTTACGGTATTTCCTTGACCATAAACACCCAAGCTATTCCACTCGTCAGATTGTGTTTGTGATCTTCCGACCTGCTCATCTGCGTATGCGATAGCTTTTTTATTTATATTGTTCGCAGCATATTCAAAAAACTCTTTGTCGTTTAGCTTCTGTGTTTCTGGATTGTTTCTGTGTTCGTAATCCATATAGAAAGCAAGAAAAGTATTGTTTGCAGCTAATCTATCTGTCTGCGCCAAAAAAGCGTCCATAAGTTTTTCTGAAACATTATCTAGCCCCTTGAAGGCTTTTTCTACACCTTTACCTAATATGGTTTTTGATGTTTCC